TCGCGCTCCTCGATCGCCTCGGCGAGGTCGAGGAAGGCAGCGCTGTCGCCCTGGTCGGCGGCGCGCAGGATGGCGGCCAGGCGGACCGGATCGAGCCCGTCGGCGGGATGTCCGGAGAGCGGCGAGCGCAGGCCGGCGAGCGTCGGCGCGGCGATCTCGGAGGTCAGCAGGCGCCGGTCGGGGCTGCGGTCGGTGCGGCGGTCGGTCATCCCCAGAGCCCTCCCCTCAGGCGCGCGCCGAGCGGCCCGCGCCACCAGCCGCGGCGCGGCGCCTCCTCAGACGGCAGGTCGGCCAGCCGGCCCGGTTCGGGCGCGCTGCCGGCCGCGACCGGCTGCCAGGCGTATTCGGCGCCGCGCAGCCGCGAGGCGAAATGCGCCAGCGCCAGCGCGATCGCGAAATCGCCGTGCCGCCGCGCCCCCTGCGGCCCGCTGCGCAGATCGGGCAGGCGCGGCACGCCGCGTAGCAGGCGCAGCGCGCGCAGGTCGGCCAGATGCTGCTCGTCGCGCGGCAGCGCGATCATGCCGTCCTCGAACGCCGCCTTGAGCGGCGGCATGTGGCGGCGATACCAGTCCTCCGACAGCCGGACCGGCCGCACCAGACCGCCCGCCCCCTCGCCCTCGGCCAGCCCGAAGCGCCGCCCGAGATCCTCGGCGAGCAGGAGCCCCGGCCCGGTCGCGTCGAAGGCGGCGCCGACGAGCCGGGGCCGCGCCGCCTCGAGAATACGCCCGACCGCCGTTTTCTGTTCTTCGCCCGGCACGCCGCGCAGCTCGACGGTGAGCACGACGCGCCGCGCCAGCCCCGCCTCGAGCGCCAGCAGCACCCCGACCGACAGGTCGGCGACGCGCCCGAAGTCGAAGCCGAAGGCCATCCGAAGGCCCTTCGGCAGCCCGTCGAGCGCCGTTCCGAGATCGGCCTCGAAGGGCGCCAGCAGCGCCTGCCGGCGCTCGGGCGGGAGGTGGAGGAAATCGGCCGGCAGATCGAGGCGCGGCACCGGCGCCGGGGCGGTCATGCGCGCCTCGATCAGCGCCGCGGGCAGCCAGACGCCCGAGCCGCGCGTCGGGACGCAGAACAGCTCCTCCTCGGCCGCCTCGCCGTAATCGGCCAACAGCTTCGCCCGCCAGGCCTCTTCGGCCGCGGCCGACCAGTCGCGCCCCGAGACGAGGCAGATGCGCCGGTAAAGCCCGTCGGCCAGCGCGTCGTCGAGCGTGACGCGCAGATGGGCATAGGGGCGGCGGCCGGCGAGCACGTCCGCCACCAGCTCGGCGAAGGGATTGTCGGCGCCGTTGTGCGTCGAGCACAGGACGACCTGCCCGCCCCACATCAGAAACGCCAGCGCCGCCTTCGTCACCTCGGGCAGCGCGTCGAGGAAGGCCGCCTCGTCGATCACGCAGAGGCCCTGCTTGCCGCGCAGGTTGCGCGGCGCCGAGCTGAGCGCCAGCACCTCGAAGCCCGAGGCGAAGAGGATGCGGAACGCCTGCACCGAGCGGTCCGGCCCGTCGGCGAACAGCACCTCTTCGGCGGCGCCGGCGGCCAGATCGAGCGCGCGCGCCCACATCGCCGCGGCATCGACGAATTCGCGCGTCATCTCGCGCGAATAGGCGATGTAGAGCGCATCCATCCCGCCCTGCCCGCGGGCCCGGCCGGCGCGCAGCACGGCCGCCGCGGCGAGCGCCCAGGTGAGGCCGATGCGGCGGGATTTCTCGACGACCAGCACCCGCGTGGCGGAATCGTCGAGCAGCCCGACGACCCGGGCCTGATAGGGCAGGAGGACCGGCGGCAGCGCCGGGGCGGTCATGCGCGCACCCCGAGGATCTGCGCCTTGATCGCCTCGGCGGTCTCGCCCGAGAGGCCGCGCAGCCCCGCCACCGTCTCGACCGCGCCGGCGACGCGGGCGGCGAACTCGCGCTCCAGCCGCGCCCGCCGGTCGCTGGAGATGGCCTGCGCCTGGACCGCCTTCTGGAAGGCCGAGGCCAAGAGCATCGCGTCCTTCGGCGCCACCTCGCCGTCGTCGGCCTCCGACAGCAGATGCAGCACCAGCGCCTTGATCGTCTCGGCCGCGATCACCGTCAGATCGTCCGAGGCGGCCGGATCGAACCGGTCGGCGAGCGCCGCGACCATGTCGCGCGTCTCGGCCAGCCGGCGGTTCAGCCGGTGCAGACGCATCGAATAGCGGTTGAAAGCCGAAAGCGAGGGCGCCGGCACATCGAGATCGGGCCGTTCGGCCGCGAGTTCGGCGAGGCGGGCGCAGAACTCGGCATGGATATCGGCCTGGGTCCGCTTGCGCGCCGCAAGCTCGCCGGCCGCCCAGGCCAGCGCCGGCTCGGCCTCGGGCGGCAAGAGATCGAGGCCGGACAGCCGGCCGCGCCCGCGCGAGGGGGGATCAGACCTCGGGGCGCGGCGCACGGCGGATGCCCTCGATCGGTGCCGTGCGGGCCAGATGCTGCGCGCCGGCCTCGGTCAGTTCGGCGACCAGGAGCTCGCCCGCCGCGACCAGCCGCACCGCCGCCATAATCTCGAGCCAGCGCAGTTCTTGGTGCAGCCAGTCGCGCGGCCGCTCGATGCCGGCGGCGGCCAGCGCCAGGCGCAGCATCTCCGAATGCAGCCGCTCGTCGGGCTGCGCCGCCAGCGCCTGCAAGATCCGCAGCCGGGCGTCCTCGCGCAGGATGCGTGCGTAATCGATGCTCATGCGCTGCCCCGGACCGGCCCGCGCGCCACCAGCATGTCCTGCATCCGCTCCATCGTCGCCGCCACCGGCCGCAGCCGCTCGTCGATTCGACCGAGCTGCGTCTCCAGCCGCGTCAGGCTGAGCTCGAGGCCGTGCAACATCTCGCGCGTCGGCAATCCGTCGAGCCGCGCATCGAGCATCGCCACTTCGCGCTCGAGCGTGATCAGCCTGGTCTCGAAAGCGTTGAGACGCTCGGCCGTTTTCCTCGCCGGCGAGGACAGCACGCTCCAGACCGTCGTGGCGAGGCTGAGGATCGCCGTCGCCGCGGCCAACCAAGGCAAAAGTTTGACGATCTCGATCATGGTGCCTCGGTCACGCCGGCCCCGCAGCCCGGCCGAGCACCAGCCGGTAGCGCGGCGAGCGCCGCTCGGCCCAGGCCCAGAGGCCGAACACGAGCGGGGCGATCAGCTGCGCGAGCTCGGCCAGCCGCGCGGCGGCGCTGTCGGGATCCGCGCCGAGGCCGACCGCGGCGGTCCAGCCGTAGAGGTCGATCCCAGCCGCATTGGCCAGCACCGACAGGGCGAGCAGCAGGCTGGCCCAGAAGCTGCGCGCCGCCCAGACCGGCAGCGGCGGCAGCGGATGCGGCGCGCCCGGCAGCGGCGGCGGCGGAGGCGGCGCGACCGGCGGGGGCAGCCAGGGCAGGCGCGGCTGGTCGCCGGCGATGGCGTCGCGGTCGTGGGCGTCGGTCATGGCTGGCTCCGGTCAGGATGGCGGCGCAGGATCTCGGCCCAGCTCGCCGGCCCGACGATCCCGTCGACGACGAGCCCGGCCGCGCGCTGGAAGGACCGGATGGCGGCGGCGGTGCGCGGCCCGAAGATGCCGTCCGCCGGCCCCGGATCGTGGCCGAGCAGGCCGAGCGCGGATTGCAGCTGCACGACCTGGGCGCCGCGCGACCCGCGGCGCAACAGCGGCCAGGACACCGCCGGCACGTAGGGCGGCGGCGCGTCCCGGCTCCCGCCCGCCTCGCGCCACCAGGCCGCGACATCATAGGCCGGGCACTGCGTCGCGGCGAGGTCGCGGTGGCCGAGGACGCGGGTGATGCCGGGATGGCGGGCGACGATGCCGGCGACCAGCCGTGCCAGCGTCGCCTTCTGCGCCTCCGTGCGGGTGTCGTGACCGACCTTCTGCCCGGTCTCGCGCCGCAGTCCGCCGACCGCGCAGACGCCGATCGTGTGCCTGTTGTGGCCGCCGACATGCTCGCCGGCCAGCGCCTCGGGGCGCCCCTGCTCGATCCTGCCGTCGAGCCGCACGACCCAGTGATAGCCGATATGGCCGGGCCGGCCGTCCGGCCGCGCGAAGGGGCCGAAGCCGCGCAGGCGGTGCCAGCCGTCGATCTCGGCCGCGCCGATGTCCTGCTCGGGGAAAAACGTGGCCGAGTAGTGGAGCACGACGGTGTGGATTTTGCGCATGTCCGGCGTCCCTCTCTGCCCCCATTCTGCCAGCCGGCGGCGCCGGCATCTGCCCGCACAGCCGTGCGGGTATCAGCCGAAGAGCCGCAGCTGCCGCGCGTCGGCCGCCGCGCGCTCGCCCGCCAGCGCCCGGCGCACGGCGACATCCGACCAGTGCAGGCGGCGGGCGATCCTGGCCACGCTCTCCCCCTCGGCCGCCAGCATCCGCGCCAGCCAGGGCTTGGCCAGCGGCACGCGCATCCGCCTGCCGCCGAACTCGGCCGCCAGCCGCGCCGCTCCCTCGGATCCGACCGCGCGCGCAATCATGCCGCGCGCCGTCGGCACATGCGCAAAATGCATCTCGGCACCGCCGAACCGCAGGAGGAACTCGGCCGCGCCCCGCGGCCCGAGCGCCCGCACGAAGGGGGCGACATGGGCGGGCGGGCGCGGCAGCGTCACGCGGCCGCCCCGCCGTCGGGCGGAAGATCGCGCGGCAAGACCATCCGCTCGAACACGGCCGGCGGGTCGCAGGGCCGGTCCGGCGCGGAGATCGCGATCGTCAGCGGCAGGCCGGGGAACGGCGGCACCGCCCGGCCAAGACGCGCCGCCCAGCGCGTCCCGTCGTCGAGCACACCCGACAGCGTCCCGCTGGCCTCGTCCCAGCGCCAGCCGTCGCGCGGGCCGATCAGCGCCGCGCTGAACTCCGCGCGGCCGAGCGCCAGGGTGAGCGCCAGGGCCGTGCGCTGCATCGCCGCCTGGCCGGTCACACCGCCGCCGCGCCGCGCAGCCGCGCCCCGAGCGCGTTCATCAGCCGCTGCCAGTCGCCGACCGACAGGCCGTCGGGACAGACCCAGGCGGCGGGGCCGAGATGCGCCTCCACCAGCGTCATCAGCGTGGCATTGCGCGGGGCGAGACCGCGGTCGCAGAGCGCGGCCAGCTGCGCCAGCGCCACCGCCGCCTCGGGCCGGGCCATGCTGCGCGCCGTGCCGCGCGGCCAGTGCCAGCGCACGCCGCGCTCGCGCGCCAGCCACGCCTTGAGCGCCTCGATGGCGCGGGCGGCATCCGTCGGGTCGGTCAGGAACCGGGGGTGATGGAGACCGGTCTGACGGCGCACGAAGGCGATCAGCGCGCCGTCGCGGCGGTCGCCGACGAGGGCGAGGTTCCAGCCGGCGATCCACAGCGCCCTCAACTTGGCCGCATAGGGGCCGTCGAGCCGGCGCGCCGGGGCGGGCGGGCGCAGGCCGAGCCGGCGCAGCTCGTCCAGCACCGCCGCCCGTTCGCGCGCCGTCATCGCGCACAGGCCGGTCTTGCCGGTCACCCGGGCGTAGAGCGCCCGCCGGTCTTCCTCCTCGCCGAGGCCGAGCGCGCGCAGCCCGGCATGGATCGCCGTTTTGGAGGGTGCGGTGCTCATGGCCCGTGCCCGCCCTGTTCGAGTGCCGCCGCGCGCGCCTCGATCCGCGCCGCCTCGGCCGACAGATCTCCGTCCAGCCGCGGCCCGATCGCCCGCCACGCATGCAGCACGGTCGTGTGGTCGCGCCGGAAGGCGATGCCGATGGCCCCAAGGCTCGCGCCGCGCCGCCGGCAGATGGCCATCGCCAGATGCCGCGGCCCGACGACCGCGCGATGGCGCGCCCGGCCGCGCAGATCCTCGGGCGTCAGCCCCGCCGCCTCGGCCGTGGCGCGGATGATCGCCGCCATCGGCCGGTAGCGCGGCACGGTCAATGGGCCCAACGGCGTCATGATCCCGGCTCCGCCAGGCAGGCCCGCGCCAGCGCGTCGGCGACATCGACGAGCCGCATGGCGGCGCTGCGGCCGTCGGGGGTCGTCAACACGAGGTGGTCGGGATGGATCGACAGCCGGCCCTTCTGTTCGCCGCCGTGGCCGATCGCGTCCCAGGAGACGATCGCCGGCTCTGCGGGAGCCGGCGCGGCGCCTCCGACGAGGATCTCGGTCATCTCGCCCCCCTATGTCGCGGCCGGCGCGATCGCGGCCGGCTCGATCACGAAATCCTCGCCCGCCGAGGCGACCGTCACGCCGGGCACCAGGCGCGCCGCCTCGGGATCGGCCAGCATCGCCTCGCGGTTGATCTCGATGCGCTCGCGCAAAAAGCGCCCGAGGCCGAGCCGGCGGCAGGCCGCGAGCGCCGCCTCCAGGCCGCGGATCGTCACCCGCGGCGGCCGCAGCCGCCACGACACCCGCCCGGTGGCGAATTCGGCCGATTTGGCCCGCCCGCAGAGCTCGGCGCGATGCGCCTCGCACCAGGCCTGCACCCCGGCCCGCAGCTCCTCGAGCTCGGCCTGCGGCTGCGCCGCGGCGCGCTCATAGGCCTCGCCGGCCGCCCGTGCCGCCGCGTCGGCCTCGGCCTTGAGCGCGCAGACCCTCGCCTCGATCGCGCCGATCCGCGCGATCGCCGCCACCACGTCGTCCCGGCTCTGCGCCACCCAGGGCAGCGCGCGCCCCTTGACCCTTGCCGTCCTCGCCATCGTGCTCTCCTCAGGCCACCAGATCCTCGGTCGCGCGCAGCGCCCAGGCGGCGCGCAGATGGGCCGGCCCCAGCGCCTGCCCGCGGCCGCGGGCATCGAGCGCGGCCAGCCGCAGGGTCTTGTCGAGCGTGCGCAGCGCGCCCGGCATCCGCGCCAGCGCCAGCGCCAGCCGCCGCGTCTCGGCGCAGCCGGCGATCCCCCAGGCGTCGAGGATCGCCTCGGCATCGCCCGGCAGCGGCGCCGGCTGCAGGATGCGGTAGCCGATCCGGCTCTGGATCTGCGCCAGCCCGTCGCGCTCGCGCTCGGACCGCGCCGCCCAGCGCCGCCAGACCGCCTCGTTGCCGAAGAGCGCGATGCCGCAGCCGCATTCGTCGGCAAAATATCGCAGCTGGTTCAGCGCCTCGTCGGTCAGGCACTGGGCCTCGTCGATGATCAGCAGCGCCCGCCCGCGCGAGAGCTTGGCGCCGATCGCGCGGTCGAGCCGCACCTGGTTGCGCTCGGCGACGTCGAGCACGGCGGCGATCTCGGCCAGCATCGCGCCGCGGCCCGCCGTCGAGGGCCGCATCGTCACCAGCCACACATGCGGCCGCGTCGCCGCGTAATGCCGCGCCACGGTCGTCTTGCCGCAGCCCGCGGCCAGGGTGACGACGGCGATCTCGGGCAGCGTCTGGGCATAGACGAGCGCCGAGACCAGCCGCCGCGCCGTCGGCGTCTCGACGAAGCCCGGCGCCTCGGGCAGATCGGGCACCAGGGCCGCGGCCTCGGCATGGGCGGCCAGGAATCGCCTCACCCGCTCGGTCACCGAGGCATAGTCGCCGGTGTATTTGCCGTGATACCA